TTCGAAGCGAGATCGCTCAGCTCGCCGATGTGGTGAAACGCCACAAGAACGACCCTGCCACCATCGACACGGACGCATTGGCGAAAACCGTGCAAGGGTTGGTGGACAAGCAAGTTGACGCAAAACTTGCAGACGCCGAAAAGAATCGCCCGCTCCGCCGTGGCGAAATGATTGGACCTGCTGGGTTTGCAACCCCAAGCGCGGGTATCGTGGCGCATGGCAAATTTGCCGGTCAATCCGTCGATGATGTCTTATTCACGAACTGGCTTTTGCAACGCGCCGGTAAGCTGCAACCCGACAAGGTTAAGCTGCCAAGCAAGGAAATGGCGGATGTCGTCGAAAAAGCACTCACCGCAACAGGTGCAGGCACCGGCGATGAGTATGTTCCCACCGGTATGGCGTCCCAATTGTGGGGCGACATGTTTCTCGCGTCGAAAATTGTTCCGACTATCGGGACGATTCCTATGCCGAGCGATCCATTTGACATGCCACTCGGTTGGGGTGCGGTGACATGGCGCAAAGGCACTGCGAATACCGCCACCACCGCCACGGATCCGGCAACTGCAAAATCGACCTTGACTGCAACCGAGCAAATTGCCGAGGTCAATTGGTCATATGACCTGGACGAAGACGCCGTGATCGCAGTCCTTCCATCCTTGCGCGCCGAACTGGCTCGCTCTGGTGCTGATCAAGCTGATGCGTTTGTGTTGAACGCCGATTCGACTGACGCGGCGACGGGCAACATCAACCTCGACGACAGCAACCCGCCCGATGACTCTTATTACTTGTCCAACGGTCAAGACGGTATCCGTCATCTCTATATCGTCGATAACACGGCGCAATCGACGGATGTCAATGCCGTTCTCACCGATACTCTCTTGCGCTCCGGCATCGCGCGTCTTGGCAAGTACGCCGCCGATGTCTCGCGTCTCGTCATGGTCACGGATGCCAAGACCTACGTGAACAACATGCTGGGTCTCACGAACGTGGCGACGCTCGACAAATACGGCCCGCAAGCGACCGTGCTCACTGGTGAGTTGTCCAAGTACGCGGGTATTCCGATCATCGTCAGTTCGCAGATGGCGGAAGCGGAAGACGATGGCAAGATTTCGGTCACGGCGGCAAACAACGACGAAGGTCAGATCGCCATCTTCCACCGCGACATGTGGCGCGTGGGTTTCCGTCGCCAACTGTTGATCGAAATCGAGAAATCGATTCAGAAGCGCCAGTTCATTATGGTCGTGTCGTTCCGTATCGCAGTTGCAGCACGCGGCACGCGCTCGACCGCAACGCACACCGCCGGCATTCACGGCATCGTTCGCAACTAAGTTTTGTTATAGAGCTGGGCGAGTCAAATCGCCTAGCTCTACGACTATCATTTTCTAAAAAAGGAGTATCTCATGGGTGGATTGTTTAATCCTAAACATGGTCCCGTTGTTGGAATTGGTCCGTTTACGGTTGCCAATCTCGATACCGCACAAACCAATGCCGATCTGACGATTGGGCAAACGGGTCAGACGTTGCAAAATATGCCATCGTCTGGTTCGGTGGTTGGATTGTCGGTCACTGCGAGCGCTGCACCAAGCGCTGGTACAGCCGCATTCAAAGTCCACAATGCCAGCACCGAATTGGTTGGTGGTCCTAGTGCGACCATCGACAGCGCGACCAACACGCTTGAATCCAGTGGATTGGCGACAAGTGCGCGTGAACACACATTTGCCAAGGGTGCGCGACTTGGCATTAGCGCCACGTCGTCAACGAACCTGGCAGCGACCACGGTAGATTACAACGTGATGCTCTGGGTGCGTTTCGACCCAGAGGGTTTGGCGAACGCCTAGACCAAGGTAGCTATCGCGTGCCGACAATCCAATCGGACCTACATCTGAGCGGATTGCCGGCACGCGCAAACTACTTTGGAGGAATCTCTATGCAACAAGATTGGGGAAAGGTTTTTGTCGTCACGCGCTATCAACCGAATCTCCCAGCGTACACCTGTGAGAGCTTGATCGGTCTAACGCGCTTCGGAATGCGTAACGCATCGCCTGAGCTGGTGCAATATGTCGAGGCACTCGAATCACTCGTTGATCAATACGGCATTCAGCACAATCTCAAACGACCTGAGATGTTTTTGCGCCAGGGTGATCAACGCGATTACGTATATTCCAAGACCATGCACAAGGCGGCGAACATGCTCGCGCGCCGATTCCTTAAATCGGACTGCGATTCGATTTGCTTTATCGATAGCGACGCCGTGTTCGGCACGAATGCGCTGGAAGAATTGCGGAACGACACAGAGGGCTACGAAAACTTTGACGTGTTGCAAGCATTCACCGTCAAGCGTGGCTGGCCGCCCGAGCCAATGTATTTGACCGAGCAACCAGATCAACCGCAATCCGATTCCAGATTGCGCGGCGTGCATCTCCTCACTAATTTACCGCTCGACCCTGATTATATTTATCCGGTGGATTCCGTGAGCTTGCATTTCACTCTGATCAAACGCTGGGTATTCGAAGCATTGCTAGAACACGAAGGTCCCGAATACACATATTGGTTCGAGTACAGCCGCGATAATGGCGAAGACGTGACATTCAGCACCAATGCGCGGAAGGTGGGTGCAAAGCTGGGGATGACCACGCGGCTCAAAGTAGGGCATTCCTCGGAAATCGTTACTGGCTGGGATACAATGGTCGATTACTACGACCGCAAATTCGCATACGCCGCCGGCGAGCCGCCCGCTTCGCTCGAACGCTTCACTCATTACTTTGAAGCACAGCGCAAGCTCGCCGATCTTGTTGCGGAGTACACCGGCGAATCTCCCGATGCCGTCTATCAGAAATCGTGCGTGGGCGGATTGCCGGTGCTGGATGCGTGGAACGTCGCGCAACCCAAAACAGTGGACGAGGTACATGATTTCTACGGAAATACCTCGGCGTACTTCTATGACTTGGTCAAGTGGAATGCGTCACCTGGGTATCAACGTGTTTTGAAACAACTGCAAGGTGTGAACGGAAAACATGTTTTGGAGATCGGAGGCGGGATCGGCACCACGACCGAGTTTCTCGCGATGAACGGCAATTACGTCGATTATTACGACGTGCCAGGCGTATTGCGGGATTTCGCCGCGTGGCGATTCAAACGAATAGAACCTGCATTTGACCGAATGACCAAGGCAGGCGATGAACCGTATCGGCCGATTCAAATGATCGAGCAATGGGAAATCGCCGACGAACCAGGGCGCGGATACGATTTGATCGTCGCCATCGACGTGCTCGAACATTTGCACCCGGACGAGTTTGATTTTATTTGTGACGGATTAATGATGGGACTCAATCCGGGCGGCGTCTTATTCGCGCACAATACATGGCACGACGGTAACGGACTCTATCCATTCCATTACGACCATGCTGACAAGTGGGCGGCATTTGTGGCGCGGCATGGTCTCAAACAAATCAAGGAGTATTCCTGGGCGAAACCAGGCGAAGATTTTGAAACATCTATAGGAGGCGATGATGAAACTGTATTGCAAGGGTGAATATCACAATAGCCCGGCGGGATTGCATTTCGAGAAAGCCGGCGTGATTGAAATCGACGATGCGAAAGCAGAATATCTGTTGCGTGATGCGCCTGGAAATTTCTCGCGTGAATTACCGCAAGAAAAACCAGTTGTGCCGGTGACCACTGATAAGCAAGACAAAGCGATGGACGCACCTCCATCTGATAAGCAAGTCAAAAAACCTGCGAAAGAGAAATAGGACAACGCAATGAGCGATCAAGTTTATGCCACGCTCGCAGATATGGTGCATGATCTCGAATTGTCTGGCGTCGGTAAAACTAAAGAGGCGCGTACGCTTGACCGACTCCGTGCGGCATCAGAATGGATAATGGGCAAATGCGGATTGTTCATTCCCGTCACCGAGACGCGGCGTTACGATAGCCTGGGTGGAAAAATGTTGTTTGTCGATCCGTTGCTGGCTGTGACATCAATTACAGATGACACAACGACACTGACGACAAACGATTATTTGCTGTACCCGCGCAATCGGCATTGGGTGAACGGACCCTATACGCGCATCGAGATCGATCCCGATGCGAGCGCACTGGCGACTTGGTCGTGCAAGCGTGATGCAATCGCGATTACTGGACGCTGGGGCAAGTACGAGGAAAGTGTTGCCACTGGCGCAACGGTACAGAACACCACCAAGATCGCGGCGGCAGGCACGTCGCTCAAAGTGGATAATGGATCACTTGTATCTCCTGGGATGGTGCTCTTGATCGAATCTGAGCAGATGATCATCACGGCAACTGAATCGCCGATTGCGGCAGTCTCGCTTCTTGCTGCGGATATGGCCATCGACGCGGTTGAGTTAACCGTGGACAATGGAGCGGAATTCAGCGTCGGCGAAGTGATTCAAGTAGACACCGAGGATATGCGCATCGAAGCAATCGGCGGGAATGTCCTGGGTGTCACACGCAAATGGAACGAGACCGAATCGTCCGCGCATGCGAATGATGCAACAATTAATGTCTATCGGCAGTACACCGTGAAGCGTGGTTGCAATGGCACGACCGCGGCAGATCACGCCAATGGTGTTGCGATTTCGCGTTACATTGCGCCCTGGGACATCAATTGGTTGACTCGGCAAATTGCCGGGCTGATGTACAAAAAAGCCAAGGGTGGGTTTGCCGGCAAGACCGGCAACGCCGAACTGGGTGAAGTGATGTATCACGACGAATTTCCGAAAAAGCAAATCGCCGATGTGATTCGACATTACCAACTCGTGAGTATCTAATGCTTCATTACAAAATCGAAGGGCTCAAAGAATTGATGGACAAAGCATCGCCGCGGATTTTAGCAGCGCCGATGAAACGATTCTTTGAGCGATCTGGCATCACCATCCAAAGCAAGGCGCGTGAAAATGCGCCCGTCGATTTCGGTCAATTGCGCGGTGACCTTTTGTACGAAGTGGACAATAAAGGCAAGGAAGGCGTTTCTCAATTCGTCAAGATCGGCGTGCTCAAAGCATCCCCGGGTTCAAGCATGTTCAAAAAAGCATCGGCGATGGAATTTGGGACAGGATTGTTTGCTGAAGGACCAAACGCCAAAGGTGGACGCCATTTTCCCCCAGGCGCGGCGCTACAACGCTGGGCAGAATTACACGGTTTCCAAAGCGGATGGCAAGTCGCGCAGATCATCGGCAAACGCGGCGGTTTGAAACCGCGCCGCTATTTGCGGAATGCGTTCAAAGACAGCGTAAACGAAATCAAAGGTTTTCTCGACGTACTGCGTCAGGAAATCAAGCAAGCGTGGGATAAATAAATGGAACCAGGATTAGAAAACGCGATCAAGCAGGTGCAGACCTATATCGGCTCTCTGAAAGGCATTAAGGGTGCTCCGCTCGAACCGCCCGACGCGATCAATAACTATCCATTTTCGGTGTGCTATCCAGACACCGGGACATTTGAAATCGCGCCAACGTTGAGCAAAAAGGGATTGCATGCTGTCGTCATCGAACTGCACGTCAACAAAAAAGGCGTGGGCGCATCGCTCGCCACCGCAATCCCGTTCTGCGCGGCAATTCCGAATTTGCTATTCAGCAAGCTGTTAAATGACAATCGTTGGAATGGAACGATTGATACGTTTCGCAGTGTTTCGTACGCCTATGGACAGTTCACGTATGGCGGCGTCGAAACTGTTGGGTTCAAGTTCACCGTGAATGACATCAAGATTATCGATGCGATCACGTGACAGCTACAAGTTTTCCGTAGAAATGGAGGCGCAATGGTGAAATATACCGGCGGCGGGTTTGGCGGATCACTCCCAGGAATTCCAGCGCGCGATTTGAATGACAACGAAATCGACCAGTACGGCGGTGCTGACCAATTGGTCGCCACTGGACTGTATGTGTGCGAAGGGGATGAGCTGCCCAAAGTCGATCCAAATATCGAGCATGGTGTGATCGATTTGCGCGATGGGGTGAATAACGAGGAAGCGACATTGGCGGGCAAAGCGCTCGCTGCGAAGAAACGAAAGGAGCAATCATCATGAGCGGCATCAAAGCGGCACGGCGAATTATTTTTGTTAAAGAGGTTACGGCTGGGACACGTGTCGGGCTGGGTACTGCGCTGTGGCGCGGCGAAGGCGAGTTTGAAGACAAGCGCGTCGTTGTCTTCCCACCAGAAGATATTGGGTATGTGTCCGGTGTAGATCGTAATTATATTCCCCAACTACTCGCCGGAGTAACATTAAGTCCAACGCCGGTAACTTTTGAACAAGCGCCCTACTTGCTGTCGATGTGCTGCAAGAATGTTGTTACTGGCGTAGCTGATGGCGGTGGGAGCGGAAAGATTTATGCGCATCCTTTCCCGACCACCGCACCAACGTCGAATGTTTTGCAGCCCTACTCGGTTCAGATCGGCGACGACAATGAAAAACTGGATGGCGCGTACGTGTATGGTGAGGGAATGGTGCTCGAAGGCAAGATTCGTGAATCGTGGATGATGAGCGCGAGTCTTGCATGCCGAACACTTGATCGGAATTCTTATACCGCATCAACGATCGCATTCACATCGACCGGCAAGCATATCACTGACTCAGCCAATGGACTGAGCGGTTGGGCGGTTGGTGACAAAATCGTGATCACTGGAACCGCGAACAACAACGGTACATTTACGGTTGCATCGGTTGTGAATGCCGGCGATATCACTGTGACCGAAGCTGTGACGACCGAGGGCGCTGGGAATTCGGTCACACTCAAAGCAGACTTTACAACAGTCGCTTTGCCGAGTGTCGAAGAAATTTTATTCGGCAACACCAAGCTGTATATCGATGAAGTCGCCGGCACTATTGGAACAACGGAAAAAGCGGGCACGCTGCTTTCGGCGAAGCTCAATATCGTCCCTGGGTGGGTCGCACGGTGGGGTGCAAGTGGTCAGTTGTATTTCACGCGCATCACGCACACCGGCAAAATGGAAATCACGCTCGATTTGACATTCGAGTTCGATGGCACGGCGAACACCGAAGTGCGTGCATGGATCAATAAAACCGCTCGACAAATTCGCTTGCAGGCGAATGGCTCGGCGTTAGCGACGGCTGGCACCAAGTACAGCACGAAAGCATTGCGTATCGACGTAGCCGGCAAATGGGAAAAGCTGAGTGGTCCGCTCACGGACGACGACGGCAATGACACGATCTCGGGCACGTTCCGCGTGCGATACAATTCAACGGCGGCATTGTTCTGCAATGTCGAAATCTGCAATACGTTAGCATCACTTCCGTGAGGCACTCATGGCAAACGAAATCGAATTCAAAGTCACCAAAGTAAATTTCGAGACATTAACCTGGGACGAATGGTCCGCGTTGCAATTAGTCGAGGAAGGTAATTTAAAGCCGATTGAATTACTTGAAATTGCAGTTCGATTCTCGGCGATAAAAAATGAAAATGATCAACTGCTCAGCGAGAAAGAAGTCCGCAAAGTCCTGGGCAAGTTGAAAACGCCCGAAATGGGGGATGTGATCAAAAAGCTATTCAAGGCGCTGAAAGAGTACGCCGTCCCAAAAGAGACCGGCAACGCCTAATCGTGGCATTCACATCCGGAGGAGCGTTGCCAGAGTGGGGCAATCAATTGATCGCGTGCGAGCAGTGGGGAATTGACCCAGCCGGCTATTTCGGCGGCAATAAATTAATGTGGTACTTGCGTTGGCGTGAAATGCAAACGATTCGCGTGGCGGTGAAAACAAAAAAATGAGCGAAGAACTTGTTGTCAAGATAACAGCTGATGATCAGGCATCGAGCGTCCTGAAAGGATTGGGCGGCACGCTTTCGAGTGTCAGTAATATTGCCGGTACGATATTTAAAACCGGTTTGATGGCGGGCACGGCTGGGCTGGCTGCATTGGCTGGCGGAATCGGCGTTAGCATCAAAGCGGCAAGTGAAGCTGAAAAAATAGATGCTCAGCTCGGCGCGGTTTTGAAATCCACGGGCGGGGCAGCGGGTGTCACAAAAGACCAGGTGCTCAAGTTATCTGATGCGCTTTCAAAAGTAACTCCATTTGAAGACGACATGATCACGGCAACCCAGACCGTGCTTTTGCAATTTAAGAATCTCAACAAAGATGTGTTTCCGCAAACCACCAAGCTCTCGCTTGACCTGGCTCAACGCATGGGAACGGATACGACAAGCGCCGCCAAGTTGCTGGGGAAAGCATTGGAAACACCTGGCGAAGGTCTTGCAAAATTAAAGGCGGCTGGCGTCTCGTTCAACGACGAACAAGAAAAGATGATCAAAAAGATGTCCGAGTCTGGCAATACCGCTGGCGCTCAAGCATTGATTTTGAAAGAGCTGGAAAAATCGATTGGCGGCGCAGCGGAAGCGGCTGGGAATACGTTTGCAGGTCAATTGACGATTTTGCAAAACGAATTAGGCAACGTGCAAGAAACTGTTGGCGCTGCATTTTTACCTTCGCTCACAACCGCTGTTCAATGGATCAATAAGGAAGCTATTCCAAAAGCTTCCGAGTTTGCAGGCAACATCGCCGGGATTACGACCGCATTGTCGAATGCGGCCAAATCAGGCGACTGGTCGGTGCTAGCTGGCGCATTGAGCAAACTATTGCCAGCGGATATGTCTCAAGATATTGCCACATTGATCGGGCGCGTTTCGGATGGAATCAAAACAGGAGATTGGAAACCGGCATGGGACTCGTTCTCGACGATGTTTTGGAAGGCAACTGATAGCGTATTGAATCTTGCAGCAGAAAAACTAAGCGGATTGCTTACCGAACTGAATCTCTTGCTTTTGGACAGCGAAAACCAAGAAGTGTTGAATCAAGCCGGGCACGATATTGGCGTTGCTATCGTCAACGGCATGTCGAGTTTATTCGATACACCAGACGACCCAGCGTGGGGAGATATGAAAAAATCACTGGGGAACGGACTCGCGCAGTTCGCTTTATCGATACACTCAACCGCCTGGGATATTGGTGTCTCTATCGTAGTCGGAATCTTCGATGGGATGATTGGGAAATTGACCAACACGACTGGATTGAGTGATCCACTGCGACAAGCGTTTGAAGACGCGATCAAGAACACGGTCATCACCGCTCTTTCAGCCATCTTCCCAGCGATTGCCATCGGAAGGTTTGTCACCGGCGATCTCAAGTTACCCGGGTTTGCGCAAGGCGGAGTTGTTCCTGGCGCTCTCGGCCAACCACAGCTGGCGGTTGTTCACGGTGGCGAGCAAGTCTTGACACCCGATCAACAGCGTAGTGGATTCGGCGGCGCAAGTTCAGATTACGTTGTCGTCGGGTTCAACCCAGCATCGTTTCAGCAATTCTTGCAACCGTTCATCGAGTCGGGCGTGTTGCAAATGCGTTCTCGTCAAGTTGGAGCAGTGCGATGAGCGGAGACCCATCCTACTATATTCTCAGCATCGATTGGTCGAGTGTCGGCGGTTATCCTAATAATAATGACGCAGATTATTTGTTATGGTTCTCGATCGATCGCGGGCGCAATGCCTCATTCTCCGGCGACCCAATATCAGGCGAAGCCAAACTTGCTCGCGCCAAAGTCGGACAATTGACTCTGACGATGGATAATAATAACGGTCGCTACGATGTCTATAATTCTTCATCGCCGCTTTATCCGCACGTATCCCCAAGCAAAATAGTTCGCCTCAGCGTCATCGACGACCTCGGCACCACCTATGTTTTATTCACCGGTTCCATAGATGATATTCGACCGACGTATGGCGATGATCACCGGGTGACGATAACGTGCTCTGATGCGTGGAAGCAAATGAGCCAAAACCCGATGAGCACGGCGATGTACACAAATAGCGATGTGTCAAAGCCAATGATCGAAATTGCCGGCTATTTGCAATCTGGCAGTGTATTGGCGGGATACGCGATACAAACCGGCTCTGAAAATTATCCATATATGTGGGGCGATGAGGAAACACCCTACCAGGTGCTGCATGACCTTGCCGAGTTAGACGGTGGATTTTGTTCTATTGATACACAAGGATTCTTCCGATTTATCGCGCGCGTATCGGCAGTAGCGCAATCGCCGTCACTAACTCTCGATCAATCGCAGGTTTTGCGGGATATTCAAATGTCCCAACCCTGGGATGGTATCATCAATTATATCGTCGTCGGTATTCACGACTTGACCCTCAGCGCGGTTCAGGTGCTTGTGTGGACAACGCCAGATGTTGGCAGAATAAATCCAGGCCAAACCCTGACGCGGCGCATTCGGTACACCGGCGCAAATGGAAAACTCGTGCCGCTCAAGTCTCTCGCTGGCGCAGACGGAACGATATTCAACATGCCGGCGCAAGATCGCGCGGATGGGCTGGGAAATGTCGTGACGGGACTGCCAAACCTTGTGCGTACTATTCCGCCAGGCGGCGCGGTCGCCATGCAGATTTCGCTAACCAACAACAAGACCTATCCGATCTATTTGCTGTTTGGTTCGGCGGCGGCTGGTAATCTATGTGGTGGAAAATTATTTGGCAAGCCGCTTGATGACCTGAACCCCAGTTCGCACGTCGCGTCGGACGCGACAAGCATCCAATTTTATGGCACGCGAACATTGCGCCTTGATTATCGTTATATGCAGGGTTTGAACAATGCGAACGCAATTGCAACGCATTATCTTGCGCGATTCAAAGATCCCAAAGCGATGATCATGGTCAAGGTCGTGAACCGATCGACGGTCCAGTTTGCACATGATCTAAATGCGCTGGTGAATTTTTCGAGTACGTATCTGACAGGGAAAAATAATGTACTAACTACAAAAACGCCAACTGCAACAGAGTCGCGGAATAACTCGAATGGCACTGGAATTGTGAATCCGGGTTTTGAAACGGGTGATTTTATTGGTTATGTCCCAGATTTACTAGGATGGTCAATATCCACAACGGACAAGTATTCTGGAAATTACAGCGCATACGGTGCGGAGAACTCAGGTCGCGGCAGAACGCTTTATTTGCGCACTATAAAATATTCTGCGCTACAAAGCACAACATATGTTTTTTCAGCATGGATAAACGTAACCTATAGAAGTTTCTCCTCTCTAGACATTAATGTAATTCTGGTTTCCGCGAGCGGGGTTGAAACAACAACTTCTCTTGCGTCTTTGACGTCAGTATCTGGATGGACGCAATACACATATTCATTCAGCACGAATTCAGATACGACTCAAATTTACTTCAAGATAGGCGCATTCGGCGGCGGCGGCGGCATAAAAGCGTATGTGGACGATATTTCAGTGGCAGCCGTATCGTGCACATGGAATTATCCCACTAACGCGCTCACGCAAAACAACTCTGGCGCTTACGCTGATGCATGGATTGAATCCAGTCTCGCCTCACAACTCTACACAGACCACTTGATACTCACTGGATTTGGGTACGCGTTAAAATCGACCGATACGATTGCAGGTATCAGTGTCCGCATCCGTAAAAAAACGAACGTGTCACCACCTGGCACAACGCAATACCCAGGCGGTGCTGTCGATTACTCGGTCAAGCTAGTCAAGGCGGGAACGATCTCTGGGACAAATCACGCAAAAGCGGGAGCGTGGACAAATCAGTTTGCAGATTACATCTATGGCAATCAAAGCGATCTGTGGGGACTGTCTCTAACGTATACTGACATCAACGCGTCAAACTTTGGGATAGCGATTGCGGCGGGAGCTACCTTGTGCAATTCCGCGCGCGGCTGGGCGACTGCACATATCGACAGCGTAGAAATGACAGTCTATACTAACAACGGCGCATTTGCCCAGGCATTCAGGATTGTCGGCATAAAACATCAATCCGGCATCACAACCAAAGAGGTAACGACCACGTGGACGCTCGAACCGCAAATAAATTCAAGTGGGCTACGTTCACCCGACCAGGTTATTAGCGAACCTAGCGACGGAGAACAATTCCCAATTGTTGGCGGAGTGACTTACTAGGAGGAGCACATGGCAACTGACAAATTACAAATCAACGAAGGCACAAGCGGCAAGTACGTCCCTGTCTATACCATCACAGAGGACGCTGGCACAAAATACCTGGGTCGCGTTGTGCTCAACAGTTCGGCGGGTGTTGAGCAAACCGCCATCGCCGGCGTAACCACTGATGCCGCCGTAACCACAGACGCGTCTGGCACAATCCATCAATACCTGCGCGGCATTGCCAAGGCGTTTTTGGCGTTTGTCACATTTGTCACCGGACAAGGTTCCGACCTGACGACAAACGCAATGGCAGTCAGTGTCATCCAAAAAAAGACGCTGAAGCGAGTCGCTGGGTCATGCGCGTCAAGCGGGGATAACACGCTTATCGCCGCAGTGGGCGGGAAATGCTTGAAAGTGTTTTCATACAATTTGCAATTCAACGGCACAGTGAATTCCAAGTTCACGGATGGCGCGAGCGGTACGCAGTTATCATGTTTGTGGAATGGCACAAGTGGGATGAATATCATGCCGGCGGCGATGCAACCGCCGAATTATTTATTCAAGACCTCGGCGGGCAATGCGTTGATTCTCAATTTGAGCGGTGCAGTGACGGTCCAATATGAAATCAGTTATAGTGATGACGATGCAAGCTAGAATTTGAATGGAAAACTTTGAAATTCCCCAGGACAAAGTTCCCTCTTTGTCCGATAATCCAATCAGCCGATTCCAATTTGCGGCGCTCGATGTCGTCCTAGCAAGCGGCAACAACGACAATATCGCCACGCAAGCGTACAACTATTTGCGCGTGACAGGGCCCAGCGCCGCTTTTGCGATTCGCGGATTTTCAGGCGGCGTGCGCGGCGCGATGCTGATTGTCGAGATCGGCGTTGCACAGACCATGACGATTTCCAATTTAAGCGCAGGGAGCACGGTTGGAAATCGAATCGCAACAAACACCGGCGCGGATATTGAGACTAACGCGCCATGTGTATTACAGTTTGTTTATGATGATACGTTTGATGTGTTTGGCGCGTGGAAATACATAGGACAAAGATCATTTTCCGCGATGCTCGCCGACACCAAAGACCCCACGGGCTTTGTCGATCCATCGGCGATCACCGTGGCGTATGATGCGACAACGCGCAAAATCACGCTGACGGGCACGCTCGATTATTACTGGCGCGGCGTGAAGAAATCATTGGTCAGTCCCTGGGTGTCCGATGCGCACAACAGCGCCGACGGCAGTTATTATCTTTACACCACGGATGGTGCAACCTTCGCCTGGTCAACAACTGCGTGGACGTTCAGCGACTTGATGGTTGCCAAAGCCATCAAGTCCACAACTCCCGCGCATCAATTCGCCTTGCGCGAAGTACACGGTCTGATGCCGTGGCAAGCGCACGAAACATTTCACGAAACAGTATCGGCGTACCGTGACAGCGGCGGCGCGCTCACTGCTGGGACATATGCTGAGAACACAGCGACCGATGCCGCAAATACACCTGGGTTCGATGAAGCAATCATCCAGGACGAGGATCTGCGCACGACTATCCCAGCGTGGACACAAGGCACGTACACCACACTGCGCATTGGCGCATCGAGCAAAGCGACATTCGACACGACCGCAACATTGCCCTTTCGCTCGAGTGGGTCCTATTTGTTGATCAACAATCCAGCCGATGGAAGCGAGACGGCCGCCGCTACAAATCAATACTGCAACATCTATCAAATCCTCGCGCCGTCGACGAGCGACTTGGACAGCCAGAAATATCGCGTGTTGATGTTGCAACCGCAACGCGCGTATTCGTCGCTTGCATCGGCGCAAGCCGAAGACCCGCGCAGTTTGTTACTGGGTGACCTGGCAACGGCATTACCAGAGTTTGTGGTGTACGCGCGCATCACATATGTAACGAGCGCAAGTGACGCCAACACAGGCAAGTGCCGCATCGCAACGGGCGGCATCACGTATCTTACCGGCACGCGCTTGTCCCAGGTTTCTGTCGGTGGGTTTGCGCCGCCGACCGCTGAAAATATTCCGTTTACTCCAACTGGAACAATTGTGGCGACCAATGTTCAGGCTGCGATTGCAGAGGTGGGCGCGAGCGGAACGGCATTTCCTGCGTCTCCGATTGCCGGTGATTTGTTTTTCCGCACCGATCTTGGATTGCAATGTTACTACGATGGCACTCGATGGTTGACGGTCCAGGAATACTTTTATACTGCCCCAACGATAACATTTGGTTCAACCACAAATGTGTACCGAGCTCGAATTCGGACTAATTACGCCATATACATTACGCGACTATGTTTGACCACGATGGTTCTCACTACAAACGATGCCAGTAATTATTGGCAAGTCACAATGCGTAGTATCAACAGTGTGATCTCGGCAGTGTCCAATTTGTGCACCGCTGTGAGCACTGCTGGTGATACCGTTAGTGCAATCGTAAATAAAGAGCCAGTCACCATATCTAATGCAACTCCCGCAAATTATGGTATTTTCGACTTGTCAACAAATAAAACAGGTTCGCCTGGCACGTTACAAGTATGGGAGTCAGTCTATTACAGGTATATCATTACATGAACGCAATCAAACTCATGAACGAATTAAGCGCGGCTAGATTACCAGTATGCGAATGTGATTCAAGCGGACAACTAGGGTGAGAAACCCAACCAACCCCTGAGCAACTCGCCCTGGCACAATCGATAATTGCGGCGCACAATCCAATTGACACTGAAAGAGCGAGCATCGATGCGATTAAGGCGAAGCATCAAGGCAAGACGATTACGAGCTTGACGCAGAAAGAATTAGCGGATATCGTACTGGCGCTCGCGATGCAAGCCGGGTTTGTCGACAGCGAGGGAAAAGTAAAATAGATTGCGCTTTGGTCCTCTTGTCTTTTTCTCCTCCCAAAGCGCGAGCGGCACCGATCTGATGCTCCGTGCCGCTCTTTTGTTTTCCGTGGAAATGCCTATTGCTGCGCTTTGCGCCATCCATTGGCAACGGCTTCCGACTCTGTGCAAAACCATCGTTCGCCTTTCGACGAATCAATGATCGTGGCGCTGTAAGATGCGCCGCCAGGCACGTGGTAAATCTTTTCGCCGTTCGAACTGATGTTGCCTTTGATCGCACACCCTGGGAGTTGTGTTGTGCATCCTTGCGGGCACCCACTCGACAAGAGCGAGTTGGCAGATGACGAACTGCGCACAGTCGGCGCGGTCGTTGCTGGGCGTGTTGCTGTTGACGCGGGTCGGCTGGGTGTTGATGCCGGCGCGACGGTTGTCCGCGTGGCAGTCGCTGCGCTCGTCGGCGCGGTCGTTGCGGTTGCTGGGGCTTTTGTTGGCGCAATTGTTGATGACGGGATCGGCGTGCTGGTTGCGGTTGGCGGCGCAACGACGGTTGCAATTGGGAGCGATGTCGGCGATGTGTTGAGCGTTTCAGTTGTCGTCGAGCACG